GATAGATACCTGTTGGTTTTTTGGCTGAATAACGCTAAAAGAATCGTCGAATTACACGAACAAATTACTTAATATTTTCTTCTATAAATAGTTGCACATAGTTGCAACTTTTGATAATATATCTATGTGAGACATGTTATTAAAAACCAAAAAGGAGGAGAAATGATTAATGTCAAATTAAAAAAAGATGAAGTCGAGATCATACACAATGCTCTTGAACTTGCTTATGCCTGTATGGATGGATCTCCCGTTTTAAAACCTTGTGACTATAACCACCCTGATTATGAAAAAAGATGTGAGGAAGATTGGGATGTGGCTGTGGACATTATTGAAAAAATTAGAGGTGGGAAACCAATAGGAGCATACAAATGATAAGAGTGTTAAACATCCTGGAGCATTGGGCCTTGCCCGTTGCATTGTTCAATTTGACTGTGTTCATCTTTGCGGTGGAAGCAATCATCAAATTATTGGAGGTAGCGTAATGAGAAATCTTACTGATAACCAAGAAAAAGCGATGAAGATTTTTGAAAGAGAATTCATCAACAACTCAGACTTCACAGGCGAAAATCCGGAGAATCCAATGGAGTATGTTTTTATCAACGAACTCATTGATGAGTTGGTAGCAGAAGGTTGGACTACTAAAGCCGCCGAAGGAACTGTTGGCTCTTTATGTGAAAGTGAATACATGGAAATATCAATAGAAAAAGGTCCATTTGGACACAAAGAAGATTTGTGGATGATCTCTTCTAAAGATTATTACAAGACTCAAGATAAATTAGATAAGGAGGTGGCGTAATGAATCACACATCATTTATTGCTGATGAAGAAAAAATGAGAGACTTCAAGATACTAACTAAACAGGAGTTTTTAAATTCTTATTCTTATCTTACCGAGGCTGAATACGATCTAACTGTAATGGAGGTGGCGTAATGGAAAAATTAATATTTAATGGTGGAGTGCCGACCATGACGCAAAAGGCAGATTTTGTTGAATACATTTTACATTTTTACGGCAAGGATAAATATTACAAAGCAATATATCCTGATGTTGGTATGACTGTAGAGGACGCAGTTAAGTGCATGAATGTTTACCTTGAAGGTGACTATGAAGGTCACGATGGCAAACATCTTTGGGGTGGCGGAGACACTGTTGACAGAGAAAAAGTAGCTGAGATTTTTATCGAAGCTGCTAGCAAGGAGGTAGTGTAATGTTTGGAAAAGTAACTTGTATTTTGTGTCCTAATGAAGCAACAGAAACCAAATTCTGTGTGGAGTGCAATCCGGTTGTTCACACAAAACAATTTTGGGAGGGTGTAGATCTGGCGGCAGCGACCATCCCAAGAATGGTAGAGAACCAAAAGAAGAGGGAGCAAAAGGCCTTCGCGGCCGAGCTGGAGGAGATCGCAGAGGATTTTGCAGATTAGCGGAGACACTTCCGAGCTGCTCAAACAGGTGGCGAAATCCCGATGAATGAAGTGCCCTGTCTCCGCAAGTAACGCGAGCGTTACCCATTAGGGGGCAATGAATCACTGTTTGGAAAGAGGAGGCGAAAGCCTCCTTTTTTTTAGTATAGATCTTTTAGTCCGACCTCTTGCTCACCTTCCAGGTTGTAAGGTTTGTAGTCCTGGTTAGATTCACATTCCAACAATAACTTTAATGCCTGTTCATTTTTTGCCTGGGCATATTTCAATGCTTCTCCGGTTAAAGTGTAAACAACGAAAGGGTAAGGATCTTGTTTCTCCTGGGCCAAAAACTTAAATCCCTTGGCTGGCAGATCTGACGCCCTAGCTGCATCAACATAAAGCGCAGCTTGCATGTGATAGTTGAAAGCGTTTATTGCCCCTTTAAAGCCACGAGGAGACGCGTCACGGCACGTTTTAAGATCCCAGACATACTCATTGTCATACCAATCCATTCGGGCCTTAAACGGGTGTCCATGCCATTCAAATACTAAAGTGTATTCTACTTTGTCGGTTTCCTTGGGTATGTAGTCTTTGACTATCTCCCGGCGGTCCATACAAGTGTTGTATAGATCCTGGGTGATTGGTGTGCGGTTGCCTACAGTGGCCAAGAAGTCTTCATACTCAGCTTTGCCTACTTTGGTTCTTCTGTCTATGCTGGGTTGAATTACAAACTCTTCATCAAACTTATGGTGCTCCAGGAAGACTGTGTGTTGCACTCGTCCTTCCAGGAGAGCTGGTGATTGGACCAGGCCTTTTCTGTACTTCCAGGCAAATGGATCCTTTGCGATCGCAGTCAGATCGTGAGATCTAAAAGCTGGGATCTCAGCATAATCCTCATAAGTGAGATCTTCATATATTCCTACTTTAAATTCTTTCATTTTCTAGCTCCTTTATTTCTTCTTCTGTTACATCAAAGCAATTCAAATTGCCCGCTACTGTTCTTCGTTCACCAGGACCAAAGAAAGGGTAAACAGTGTGTTGCATCCAGGAAGGAAACAAAACAAGTTTGCCTGGTTCTGGTTTTATATACCGGGACTGCGACGGCCTGAGTCGCTCCGGATCCGACACCTGGTTTAAACCATAAGTAAAATTGATATACCCATCTATGGTTCCTGAGCTATCGTATAGATCTACACGCTCGTCGTCAGACTTCATTATTTGATCTGGAACCATGGTCCAGCTGGTAAATGATATTCCCATAGGGGCAGAGGTTAAATGGTCGTGTATGGGGTTGTAATCGCCCTCAAAGCTATGCACTGACCATAGCTTATCCATAGATATTTTTTTAGCTCTAAGAGGAGATTTAGTTTGCTCTACAAAATGCCTAAGATAAGCCATAGCCAGGCTCTCAACAATCTTAACAAAAGGTGCTAACTGAACATCATCATAGTCCATAACAAGTTGCTCGCCTTGGTGTATCTGGCCAACTAGGGTGTCGGCAGCAGACGCGCGCTCTTTGTTATTTCTTAGTGTGTCCAGGTAATCGTTGAGATCCGCCACTACCTGATCGGATAGGTTGTGTTGCAGCATCAATGCAGCTGGCAACGTAAAAAGTTCGTATTCTATTTGTGCACTCATTCATGCTCCTCCAGGATCTTAACAAGATCTGTCATTATGAGTGAGTAACCGACTAGATCGTCGGCTGTGTCCTGGTGCTCTGGATTATTCATAATCCTACAGGACTTGAAAACTATCATCATCGCACAACATTGTGAGGGTGTGAGCTCAATGCCCAGCAACCCGCTCCAGGCATTAGCTAACTGAATAAAGAAATTATCCGGGGAAGAATAGTCTTCACCTTTAAGATCTAAGAGATCTGCTATCTGTTGTGCTTTATCTTTATACATGGTGGGGGTGGTGGGTAGCCACACGTTTCCGTTGTTGTGAGACATTAGGAGAAGGGCCACCCACCGAAACTTTAAAAGGGAATACTGTCGTCTTTTAATCCCTCAGATCCTACTTCGGATATAGTTTCTAAGTTGTCTGTAGCGACTGATGCGCTAACTGTTCTTGGTTCATGGCTGCCATCGTTAGCAGCTAGATACTCAAAACTTTCTTCAATTTCTTTCTGTTGCCAGGCTGGTAGTGCATCGAATACATCACACATGGCTTTGGTGTCCGGTGAAGAATTACCTTTGAATTCATCACAGTAAACCTCCAGGTCAAACGCACGTTGTTCATTCTTGGTTGCAACTTTATCAGTGCCGCCAGATGGTTCACGCAATGCTTTGATTTTAGGATTGCCACCACCTTTGCCGTCCGGCATTGGGTTAGTGTGGTCCACTTCTATCTTTGCGGTATGTCCTAATAATCCAACCAAATCAAACCCAGCTAATTCATCGTCGTTAAGACTTTTGCCACGCCAGGATTCTATATCCTGTCTGAGAGCTGCCTTCTCATGTAGAGACAGTGTATATTTTTTAGACACTGCAAAAGGTCTGCCATCTTCCATTGTGGTTTGGTTGCTGTCTGGATCTACTGCTCCAGTGATCTCAAAAGCCAAAGATACTTTGTGTTGTTTCTTTGGTTCATCGTTACCAAAAGTATATTCTTTTGTGCCGAGATCAACGATTGAATACAAGGTCCCTGTGTAAGTTCCCTTATCTAATTTTGGGAAATCATCGTTCCCACCTTTATCGGTTATTGTTAAACTCATATAAATCTCCTAAGTTATGTGTTTGCAAATTAAAATAAATTTATGTAGTATCTTACAGACATTTGCAATCCAAAGCAAATAAACAAATATAGGAATGATTGATGTCATTAAAAATTACAGGACCAACCAAGAATAAAAACGCCCCATTTACAAAAGATTATATTTCGCAGTTCCGAGACTTCTTAGCCAGTAATGGCTTTGAACCGGATCCGAAAAAAGGTTTGGTAACCGATGGCTCAGTTGGTCGAGCATACATCAACATTGGTAATCAAAGGAAGCTCGTGGGTTGGTATCAAGCATGGTTAGATCAATCTTCCCCCTTTGGGCGCATTGGTGACTATAGAGTCAGTGCTGACCAACCCACGGCGACCTGGAAACCGGAGAACAGTGGCCGGTACCGAATGACCAAAGAACAGAAGGCCGAGATTGAGGAGCTCAGACGACAGGCCGAAGTCAAAAGCCAGGAGAAGTACACACAGGCCGCACAGAGAGCTCAGTCTATCTGGGACCAATGCGAGGAAGTGGAGAAGCATCCATACCTGGAGCGTAAACAAGTCTTATCTTATGGCCTACGCAAAGACAATCACGATAACTTGGTCCTACCGCTCAAAGACGGCCAGGGCACTATCGTTGGCCTACAGTACATTAGCGACGAAGGAGAAAAGCGTTTTCTTACTGGTTCCAAAAAAAGCGGTAGCTTTTTTCTTCTCGGTAGAGAGATCTTCAACGCGTCGGACAGTCTTAATTATGCAGAGGGATATGCCACCGCTGCTTCTATATACGCTGATCGCTCCCAGCCGGTGGTCGTCGCGTTTGATGCCTACAACTTAATCAAGGTAGCGGAGGTCATGTATAAATACTTCCCGAACCATAAGCACATATTCGTGGCTGATAATGACGATAGTAATACCGGAGAGAACGAAGCTAAGAAGGCGGCAGCCTATATACAAAAGAGTGGCGGCTATGCCGAGGTCCAGATGCCAGAGACTAAGGGAGACTACAACGACCACGCTACAGAGGAAGCGCTGGAAGGTGAGGTGATCCTCCAGAATATAGATGTACCGGTTGAGTATGACTTTCATCGCAGTGCTAACGGACGCTTCTTGAATACCAAAGATAATATTAATGGTGTACTGAAAGTGCATGATGTGGATGTCCGGTATAACGTGATTAAGAAGAAGCTGGAGATAGACATACCAGACATGGAGTTTATCGCAGATATGTTTGAGGAAGCCAGCCTTATAGAGATAGAGGATCGTTGTATCAACATGGGGATCCCACACACTAAGGTCAGAGACTATCTCAAGGTGCTCGCCAGAGAATACAATCCTGTGAAGGAGTGGATAGATAGTGAGCCATGGGATGGAACAGACAGACTGCCAGACTTCCTGGGATCGCTGACCACCGAGGAGTCCGCGCAGCTCAAGGATATGCTACTCAAGAAATGGTTGGTATCTTGTGTGGCCGCAGCTTATGAAAAGAATGGCGTTGAGCTCGAAGGGATCTTGGTCTTACAAGGCGCACAAGGACTCGGTAAAACCTTATGGTTCAAGCGCCTGTGTGACTACAATAAAGGCTGGCTGTTGGAAGGTGCCACCTTGAATCCATCGGATAAGGACAGCGTCAAGCGGGCGGTTAGCCATTGGATTGTGGAGTTAGGCGAGATCGAGTCCACCTTTAAGAAGTCGGACATAGATCAGCTCAAGGCCTTTGTTACGTCGAAGACAGACGAGCTGAGGCTGCCGTATGACCGAGCCTTCACTACTTATCAAAGACGTACGGCTTTCTACGCCAGTGTCAACGCGCGAGAATTTTTGACGGACACGTCGGGTAATCGTAGATTTTGGGTTCTCGCGGTGAGAGACATCAATGTTAATCATGGGGTGAACATGCAACAGCTGTGGGCCCAGGTGAAAGACACTATGTATGTGCCTGGCCAGAAGAATTGGTTTTTATCACCGGACGAGCGTGAGCTTTTACATGATAGTAACGAGGCATATCGAACACAATCCAGCGTGGAGGATCTTATCCTAGAGCACGTCAAGTTTGGCAGTGAATACGCGAAGCCAGTACAAATGACTAAGCTACTCCGGGATCTTGGTATCAAGGCACCGAGGATGCCCGACTTCAAAGAAGCGAGTCGTGTCTTACACGAGAGAGGCATCGAACCCCGGAGGAGTAATGGTAAGAAGATCTATGACTTAGAATACACTCCGGTAGAGGAAGATAGCGGTGGGTTCAGTAGCAACTATGGCAATGATTAGACAGACGATCCGGGAGTGGTTGTCGGTGTGGTTTTTTGTTGCTGTCCTGGGTGTGGTCCTGATTATTATTGCGCTACTTATGCCAGCGATGGCGTTACATAAGATGGTGATTGGAGTACAAGAATGGTGGTATACCAGGTGACTGGAACAGTGCATAGTACACTGATTTGGGTGGCCAGGTGTCGTAGGGGTGTGTATGAATATGTGCGAATGTGTGCGTATATTTGTATGTATGTGTGTAAGTTTACAGTGGGAGGGTATAGCAAAGGGTATAGTAAGGATTTACTGTGCACTCTTAAAAAGCCTTATATTACTTGGTTATAAGAGATATAAGGGTATAGTGTATAGTAAATAGAAGAGGTAGTTAAGTATAGCCTATAAGAACGTATTCTTATGGGTTGCATTTAGGGTATTTATAAACAGCTATACACTACCCTCTGTACCCTGTTTAATGGAGATCTAATATGCCAAGAACAAAAAAGAACAAAGAGCCAATAGTTGAAACACCGGTTCAATTTGACAAGGATGAAGAACATGGCTTGACTGAAATGCAGACGAGCTTTGTCTGGCACTACACCGAAGGTGCGTGTGGTATGACCGAAGCTGCCAGGAAAGCTGGGTATGAATTTCCAAGTCAGTCTGCTAACAAGCTGCTGAATGGTAAGGACTACCCGAATGTGGTTAAGGCCATCCGGATTAAACAAGACGAGCTGGCAGAGAAGTATGCGATCACACCACAGAAGACCGGGACCATGTTGTGGAAGGTGATGGAATCAGCTTACGAGAATGGACAGTTCAATGCTGCGGTTTCTGCGATCAAGGAGCTCAACCAGCTTGCCGGACTATCGATCAATAGATCCCAGAATATCAATATCAATGCCAACCTGGAGAAGATGTCCAGGGATGATATTAAGGAAAGACTGGGCCAGCTTTTGGGAGCAGAGAAGGGCGACTACTCACCAAAGGACAAGTAGTGCTGGCAACTTAGTTATGGCCCTCTTCCAGCCAGGCGCCAAATATTTTTACAAAAAAACAAAAAGGCTCTTAAGCTATTGATTTTACAGGCTTTTTTGCTTGTATCTACATGTATATCTTTCTGCAACTATGTGCAACTTGTGAGCACAACAGTAACGCGTAACAAATTGGAGTCCCTTGGGACCGGTTTTTTCCCTGGTTATTGCCTTTTTTTTGCCTGGGGGCCCCCTGGAGCCAGCTGACGTATGCGGGTATGTATATAACTAGGTTTTACACATAAGATCACCAAAAAAAATGATTGCTTACGATTGTAATTTTGTGCAAATTTTGAGACACTCTTGCAATGCCCATCAACAGCAGAAACAAGGGAGCGCAATTCGAGCGCGATATAGCAAAGATCCTAAATGGTTTCTTCCTGGACAACGACATCGATTACGAAACCAAACGTAACCTGGATCAATACCAACAAAAAGATCTATGCGATCTAAACATCCCATACCATTCTGTCGAATGTAAGTTTTACAAAGAAGGTGATTGGCTAAAATCTGCCTGGTGGAATCAGGTATGCGAGAGCGCGGGCCAGAATATCCCGGTTCTCATTTTTAAATTCAATCGTAAACCGATTCGTGTGTGCATACCGCTACATGCAATCAACCTGGACTGGCCCAGGGAAAACGACAAGATCTGTATTATGTCCATGGACGACTGGCTTGATACGCTCAAGAAGAATTGGACATCGTATGAACAACATATTACCTAAGCATGGAGTCACAGGCCTCCTACTTTCTGAGGAGGAAGTCGATTTATTCCTGGATTACCTGGTAGAAACAGATCCAGAACCGGCTAGGATTCATACCCAGGGAGAAAAATCTGAAAATAAGTCCGTCCGGGATGCTGAAACCCGGTTTATAGACGAAAAACAGACACGTTTGTATAGGATCCTTAATAAAGTTGCTATGTCAGCCAATAAACACTTCAAATACGAGATAAATGGGATAGAAAGGGCCCAAATAATCACCTATAAAGCGCCTTCTAATGGTTATGAGTACCACATGGACATCGGACCGGAGGGCACAGCTGCAACCCGGAAGATGAGTATGAGCCTTTTATTGAACGACGACTTCGAGGGCGGCGAAATATGCTTTAGGTACAACGAGAATGAAATGTGCAAGCGGCCAGAGAAGGGTGAAGTGGTGATTTTCAGCTCATTCTTGAGTCACAAGGTCAAGCCGATTACCAAGGGAGAGCGTTTTGTCGTTGTTGCTTGGTTTACTGGCCCGCCGTTTCGTTAGGATCCCTATCCCCAAAGTTTTTTTCGTGGATCTCAGCTTTTCGGATCTTAAAATCCTCAATCAGCTGCGCGTGTAGCTTAGGATCCATCCTCTCCAGGAGCGCCAGGGCACGTTGATTGTCGCGCCAATGAGCTCTGAGGTCCAGTATCGTGTTCTCAGGCATAAAAGCCTTCATAGTGAGATAGATATTTTGAACGAAATCAAAATCTTTCTTATCCATAAAACTAAGCTGTGGAATCCTGGGCATTTTGCTTTAATCTCTTTTTGTTTTTGTGAGCAGTGAGTTTCATTGCCCACCTTTTAGGTAAGTTTCTTTTACCCACTAATCCATTAGCCTCTAGTGGTTGGCTATCGCGCCATATCTTTTCAGCTTCCTTTAAGTTCATGTCGTTTCTCCTGGTGATATGCTTTCACTAATTCAACAGCTCGCTCATTAGCCTGGTCAACCAGATCCAATAAAGCGTCTATCTCTTTTAGCATTTCATCTTTTTCTAATGGGTGAGTAATGCCAGGTAGCTTATCTTCCAGGTCTTCTATCTGTTCATTGCAGATAACCCGGAAGCGTTGAGCTACCCGACTCTCCTCTTCTGTAAGATCTTCTGGTTTCATAGATCTAATGTACTATATTTCTCTCAACATCGCCGACAAACCGAACACCGACTTTGACGTTGTTGAGAGCTTCAATCCATTGCCAGCGCTTTATGTCTTCATCCGACATATCGGCTATCGCAATATCTCTGTAAGGTTTCTTGTGTTTATTCACCAGGTATCTCACAAAGATGTCTTTCATCACCGGATATAAAGAATCCGATATATGTGTAGGTCCGTTCATAACTCCTCCTTCAATATGTCTTCAAGCAGCTCGCGACGAATCTGTGTCTTGAGCTTGCCATCCAACTTGGTTTCAATCACGAGATCCGACACTTTAGGCTTGAACGTCTTGTGGACGTTTGCAGCGTGGTCGGCCTCGTCTGTGTATCTCCACCGAACTAGGTCTGGGTGAAGATCCGTTTCAAAGTGAAAAGAATATCTTTTCGGTTTATCCATGGTTTTCTCCTGGTTGATTAATTCTTTCGTCTATATCCATAACGTAGTCTTTCGTTACTAGGCCAATCTCTCTGTTACCTCGCCAATGAGACTTACGCCAAACAAAACCATCGGTTGAGTTAGGACTGTGAGATCTCATTAAATGACCGCGCACTAAATGACGTCGTTTCTTATGTGAGCTGGCGTCGGCTTCTTTGCTTACATCGTCCGGAACATTGATCGTCACGACATAGTGCTCGAAAGCTGGTCGCCAGCCAGGACGACTGTTGTAAGGATTGTCTTTGTTGTATGGTGTTCTGTGAGGTTGCATGCCGTCCTTCTTGAGCATGTTCACGCAGAAATCTTTAAAGTCCGGGTGCGTCAATACAGATATGTGGACCAAGGTTTGAAATGCGGATCTCCACAATGTAGCAGTTGGCTTGACGTATTCTCTTTCGTCTATTTGATATTGCTTACTCATTCTTTTCCAGAGTTTGTCTTTTAAGGTTTCTTTTTCAGTGTGATCCCACTGTAAATAATGTCCTTCTATTGGTTTTGTGCTATATGGAAATATCATCGGCGCGTATGGCCCATAATCTTCTGGCTTACTAAGTTCAAATCTATCTTCAAAAATCGTAGGCACGATCCCTTCCGTTTCTTTAATCGTTAGACCGCATGGAAATATAAAAGATATGGGGTAGTGAGTTACTTTAGGCCTAGTCAAAAGATCTATCGTTTCTTTTTTAAACCTTTTGGGTTTATATATATTTTCTACAGACATGTTATAAACAAAAGTTACGCGGCAAGACAAAACCGATTCTGTTTTCCAACTTTTGATATTTTTTATTATTGCGCGAGACGTTTTATCTCCAAACAAACCACCTTTGGCTACGGCTTTGGACTTAAAAATTTTAATCATCTTATCTGTTCTTACTTCTGTAACATTCATAATGGTAGTCATGGCCTCTTGTTGATTAATCAACAGAGTAGATTCATGCGGCACCCGTATATGAAGATCTCCAAAAAAATCATTTAACACTGCTTTGGGTGGAATAATGTCGTGCAATCCGCTAGAGCTGAATTGAAACTTGAGTGCATCTATCCAGGTATCGTATTCAGCTCTACAAATGCCGGCATACGCACCCATTCGGCTTTTCACATCCGGAGTGGCTTCTTCTTGATAACGCATAACACCTGGCAAATTTATTCCTAGCAAATTAGCATCGGATAAAGGTCCTGTGTTTTGGTTATGAGTTTTTATATCAAAGTCTAAAAAACTATGTGCTTGGTAAAAAGCTCCACACAATCGATCTTCATTTTTTAGTCGGGCCATATCGTTCTCCTATGTAACACAAATCGCAGTATATTCTTTATTGCAAATAGTTGCAAATATTTGTGTATATGTTACTATTCTATGGTGAGTAACAAAAACAAGGAGAAAAAAATGACCGAAGTAACTATTAAAATTAGGAAACCAAAGATTGTGATTCCAACTGAAAAGACTGTGAACTTCACAGCTGGGATTGAGGAGCCGGCCTTTGGAGATATAGAAATGGTTTTTGAAACCTACGCGGCCTACGAGCCTGACGCTGACTTCCCAAATGAGCCTTTAAACGAATATGGAGAAGTGAAATGTTATGACTATGGCTACTATTGGGAAATGGGCGACATAGTTAAGAAGTGGAAAGATAAAATAAGGGAGGCAGCATGACAATAACTTGCAATTCTTATTTTTCTGGAGCCGGCTTGCTCGACATAGGATTGGCCAATGCCGGCCTGGACATCCAGGCAAGCTACGAGCTGGATCCGATTGCTTGCCAGGTCCAAAGAGATAACGGCTTCAAAGTCTTTGAGACAGACTTGACGCAAAAGCTGGTGGAGGATGGCCCGGTATCAGACATCCACGCTTACACTTATCCATGCACCAAGTATTCTACGATCGCAGATATTCACGGGACCAGGACCGGTGAGGAATTATTCCTTCACGCGTTCAGACACATGGCGATAGCCAGGCCCGAAATATTCATCATCGAGAATGTTCCTGGAATGAGAAAGTTCCAGGTAGTCATGGAGGCCATGACTAGATTGCCTGACTACTACACCACTACGTTTTGCCCGATCAAATCAGAAACTTGGTTGCCGCAAAAGAGAGACAGGCTAATCATCATTGGATCTAAGAAACCATTTAATTGGAGAGCACCGGTGTTCAATAATCCAATCAAGTTAGCGGACATCCTGGAAAAAGATCCGGACGTTAATTATCCGAAGGCCTTGGTCAACAGACTCAACGGCAAGTACAGAGATCTACCAATCATTAGTGATCCGGACAAAGGCGACATCGCGCCATGTTGTGTGGCCCACTACGCCAAGGACAGAAGCACCAGGGTTGTGGTGGACAAAAGATTCCCGGGTGGCGTTAGACCTTACACAGTCAGAGAGTATGCCAGATTGCAAGGAGTACCCGATAGCTACAAGTTCGATTGCACCAACAACGAGGCTTACAAGATGATTGGCAACGGAGTTTCAGTTCCCCTGGGCGAATGGGCCGGCCAGGAAGTAGGAAGATACTTTGCTCAAAACAGTAATTCATTCACACCAATACAGGAGGCAGCATGATACAACCCAAAAAACAAATCAATAACATCTACGGCTATATCAGAGTTTCATCTGAGCAACAGGCCAAGGATGGATCTTCACTCGAAGAACAAAAGAGATCCATAGAAGAGTTCGTGGCCAACAAGTATGGCGGCAGACCGGTCGATCAGTTCTTCACTGATGCCGGGATTAGCGGCATGAAGCCATTACTCGAACGTCCTGGATCCAGGGAGCTCACCGACGTCATGGACAAGCATGATGTGATAGTAGCCACTAAACTAGACAGGCTTGCCAGGGGCACCCTGGAAATGGTCAACATGATCCCTACCCTGGAAGAGTCTGGGATTAAACTTTACTTCTGCGATCAGTTTGCAGATGTACCGGTGGTCCTACCCAGGGAAAAAGAAAAGACTGGCCTGGAGGCAAAGATGGACATGACCAGGATGGCCAATCAACAACTAATTACTCTGATGGCACAGTTTGCGGAGATCGAGAGAGAAATGATTATGTCCAGGCTAAACGGCGGCAAGATTGTCTACGCAGAAAAGGGTTACTCGATTGGCGGACAAACGCCTTTTGGTTACAAAAAAGAGTATGACAACTCTGGTAGCAGAAGAAGAACCAAGTTGGTTCCTATTCCGGAAGAACAAGCGGTCTTGGAGCACATCTACGCCTTGAGAGACAAAGGCCTGGGTGCCAGGAAGATAGCCAGGCAGATCCAAAGTTCACACCCTGGATATGAAGACTTCCCCTACCATAAAGTCCACAGAATCTTGAAGAGAAAGTTCCAAGGCAAGCACGCATAGAAAAACTCGTCATTTCAGTTATAATCTTGAAATGGCGAGCCAAGATAACATCAATGTATTTGCACCAGATCTCCTGGATAAAGCGGTCACTGGCTATGAAGAAAACGTACCGCTAGTCGCGCAAATTGCAGCTGGATTTACCCCTCCAGGTATGGCTGCGGATGTTGCGGCCGCCACCAAATACGGCCGCGATGCTTTCAGAGACTTTAGCCAGGGCAGACTAGGAGAAGGCGGAGCCAATTTAGGAATCGCCGCTTTGTCCGGCCTTGGCGTTATACCCGTTGTCGGAGATCTAGCCAGGGGCCCTAAATCTTTTCTTAAAGGAATGGTTAAGGGAGACACACCAACCGGAGGCATAAGCAGCCTACCCAAAGATCCACGTTATGGTTTAACCAGGCATCAAGAAGATCTATTTACCGGTAATCCGGTAGCAGACGCAAATAGAATGTACGATAGAGCTCTTAGGATTGGGCCAGAGTTTAAGACTCAGATGGACGATATAGCCAAAGAGTTTAACCTGGAGACTACATTGCCAGAGTTCGGTATTCGAATTGATGGTGATACGCTATTACCGGTCGGCACCACAAAGAAAATACCAAGAATGGTAGAAAAGGCCAGAACCAAATATGGAGGAGATACCTCACAACTCACAGATCCTATAAGAACCAGGATTGTAGTTAATACTCCAGCTGAGGAAGAGGCCGTAGCTAAACTTATAGGGCAAAGATACGATGTTTTTGATAAAGGCCGGGATATAAAACCAGGCACAGGATTTGTAGATCGCAAAATAAATCTTAAATTTACAGGATCTAATGGTGAACCATTAGTGGCAGAGGTAGGAATAATTACAGCTCCCATGTGGCGAGCTGGCGATGAAGTACACAAAAAATACGAAAGGTTTAGAACTCTGTTCCCACAAGGCATGCCCACAGATCCCGCAGAGCTCGGTAAACTTGGTAGAAAAATAAGGCTAGAGGGCGAACAACTACAAAAAGAAATGGCGGTTATATTTAAAAACGCAAAGGACCAGATAGATCCAAGTTTTTATGATGTAGTAAAAAAGTTTGCTAGTGGAGGTTATGTGACTTCTGGAAGCACCGGAAGATCTTTACCGATAACACCAAACTTATTTTCAAATGATGTTTTAGACATTTTCTCACCATCCACAAAGAAATCAGCGACCTGGCCAGGCGTAGCCACAGTCCAATCGTCGTTCCCTGGAGATATAAAATATCCGAAGTCTTCTTCACCAACCGGATCTAAAACGGCCGGTCCTTCTTCCCATGTAAAAAATAATGTTTCCATACGACCAAGTTTACAAAAATTTACAAATAATTACAATCCCAATGATGTAAATGTGTTCGGAGTAGAATAACAAATTATGAGCGATAAAGAAAAAATTATCAGCGCGATTAACAAAATCGACGCGATGCTGGAGTTAGACTTTATGACTGCCCCGGTGAGACAAGAGCTCACAGACGTTAAAGTATTGTTAGTATTAGTAAGGGATAACCTTTAATGGCAATAATTAACGGATGGGGCCGTGGTACCTGGAACGAAGGCGCCTGGGGTACGGCACTACCAGTTGAGCTATCTACTGTAGGAGTCATTACTTCTGCTCTCGGTACTGTAACAGTTGATGCAGAAGCCAACGTAACACCAACGACATTAGCAATAACATCTGGCCTGGGATCTGTAACAACAGACGCAGAAGCCAATGTAACACCAGCCACACAAGTCATAACATCCGGGTTAGGATCTCCAGCTGTAGACGCAGAGGCTAATGTAACCTTAACAGGCAGATCTATAACTTCCGCGATAGGCTCAGTAATAGTCCATGAAAACGAAGTAATTAACATGCCGTCTTTTGCGGTAACAAGTGCTGTTGGCTCTGTATCTACGATTGCTAAAGCAAATGTGGTACCAACCGGACAAGTTGCTACATTCTCAGTCGGTACAACTTTGGTTTATGGTGAAGTTGATACAAGTCAGACACCAAACTTTTCTGACGTTGCAACAACTCAAACTCCAAACTATACTACAATTAAAGGCGGTAGGGACGCAGCATAAAAGAGGACATAAAATATGGCAACTTATGTAAATGATTTAAGACTAAAAGAGATTGGTACTGGTGAATCTTCGGGGACCTGGGGCTCTGAAACGAATGTCAATTTGGAGCTGATTGGTGAAGCGCTTGGCTTTGGAACCGAGGCAATTACAACAAACGCAGACACACACACCACAACTGTAGCCGATGGATCTACAGATCCTGGTAGAGCTATGTACCTTAAATATACAGGAACACTAGATTCGGCCTGTACGATTACGATTGCACCGAACACCATGAGTAGGATGCACTTCATCGAAAATGGTACAAGCGGATCTCAAAACATAATAATTTCACAAGGCACAGGTGCTAACGTAACTATACCAGCTGGCGATACCAAAGCGGTCTATTTAGATGGTGCTGGCTCTGGAGCTGCGGTAGTAGATGCTTTTGCTAGTTTAAATACAGTAGATCTGAAAGTAGAGGACGATTTAACAGTTACAGATGATGCAACCATAGGCGGTACTCTTGGTGTAACAGGTGTTTTAACAGCTACTTCTCTTGATATATCAGGAGCTATAGATGTAGATGGCACAACTAACCTAGACGTAGTAGATATAGATGGAGCCGTTGATATGGCTTCTACACTACAAGTAGATGGAGCTATAACTTCTTCTGCTGGAGCGACAATTACTGTTGCTGATAACTCAGAAAATTTAGTGCTTAAATCTACAGATGCAGATGCTAATGTAGGACCACAACTTACTTTATGGAGAGCTTCTGGTTCTCCAGCAGATAATGATGCTATAGGACAAATTAGTTTTAACGCTAATGATGATGGTGCAAATGTTACCAACTTTGCAACAATAGCTGGATTTATAGATGATGCTTCTGATGGCTCAGAAGACGGAATAATACATATAAACTCCATGGTAGCTGGCTCATTAGTAAACAGGATGTCTGTACTTCCAGCAGCCACAGTATTTAATGAAGGTTCAGTAGACGTAGACTTTAGAGTTGAATCAAATGGCAACGCTAATATGTTATTTGTTAATGCTGGTACTGATCGAATAGGAATAGGAGTCAACGACCCTACAGATGCTTTAGAAGTAAGAGGAAATCTTGGCATATCCGCTTCTGGTACTGGTTCAAAGGTTTTAGCTTTTCGTTCAGGTGACACTCTATCAGCTTTTATAGAAAAAAGTGGTGACAACATAGACATCTTTAATGCGGATGCTGGAAGGTTAGGATTTGCTACTAATAATGCCGAAAAAATGAGAATCGACTCGAATGGCGACGTGGGCATAGGAGTAACTAACCCAACCAATAAACTTGCTGTTACAGATACTGCATCTTCTAATAATAAAGTTATTGGTATGTTTACAGGTGAAGGTGTCAACACAGGGGCATCAGATGGTGGACAATATATTGCAGTAACAAGAGGCGGTGCCATATCACAAGTAAATAGTGTAAGTGGGGGTTTAATATTAGGTCACAATGCAGCAACAGGGTCTACTGCTAATATAGTTGGTGTTTATCAATTTACTAGCGGAAGAGATATAAGATTTCTTGTAAGTGATGACAATACTTCTGATCCAAGTTTAAGGATGCTCTTAAAAGGTAGTGGACAATTTTGTGTTGGTTTAACTTCTCCTATAGATGGAGGATATGCAAATGTTTTATCTAATGGTGGTGAAGGTATAAGTAATGGTACAGATGGAACTAATAGATATAGGAGATATTTTCATACAGCATCTAGTGGTATTCATAGTTTTAAAAGTAGTAATAATACTGCAACATTAACAAATGCGGGTGCTTGGTCTAATGCTTCTGATATAGCTTATAAAGAAGATATACAAGATATTCCTTATGGGTTAGATACTGTAAAAGCCTTACGACCTAGAACGTATAAAATGAAAGGTACTGATTTAGGAGATGGAAAAGGTCTTGATCAGAAAATTGGTTTTGTAGCACAAGAAGCTGAATTGGTTGTACCAGAAGTAGTTGATGGAGTAGATGGTGAAAAAACTTTAATATATGGAGAGCTAACAGCAGTTTTGGTAAAAGCTATACAAGAACTAGAAACAAGAGTAGCAACTTTAGAAGGATAAAATTATGGCAATAAACTATACTTGGGATATAAACACTTGTGATGTTTACCCAACAAAAAGCGGTAAATCTAACGTAGTACATTCAGTACATTGGATGTTGACTGGAATTGACGATAGTAATAACGATGCTAACGGAAACCCACAAAAAAGTTTCATTGTTGGGGTTGAAGAACTAGATACATCTGATCTATCTAGTTTTACAAACTGGTCTAGTCTTGACGCTGCCAAAGTACAAAGTTGGGTGGAGAGTTCTTTAGGGGAAGATAAAGTAAAGTCTTTAAAACAAAACATAGATAATGTAATAGCAGAAAAAGTTTCACCTACATCAAAAGAAAAAACATTAGGATAAATTATGGCAATTTCATATGCATGGGATGTAAGTACAGTTGATACTTACCCAACAAAAGACAGCAATAGTGATGTAGTACACAATGTACATTGGAGACTAACAGCAACTGATGGCACTAACAAAGACTCAGATGGTAACAACTGGACAGCAGATGTCTATGGAAGCCAAGGACTAGATACGGATAGTATCTCTAGCTTTACAGCTTTTGGAAGTCTTGATGCTGCTAAAGTACAAGGTTGGGTAGAAGCGGCTTTGACTTCTGATAAGGTTACAGAAATGAAAGCAAGCTTAGATGCAGAGATAGCAGAAAAAGTCACACCAACATCAGTACAAAAAACATTAGGATAAAAATATGGAACAACATTACTTTGTAAACGTGCTACAAATATTAGACGTAGCAACAGAAAGAGGTGCTTGGAAAGGTGCTGAAATAGAGTCTATAGCTATGTTACGCAAACAAACTATGGAGCAGATTAAAAACTTAGCTGAAGATTCTCAACAAGAAGAACCTCAAGTTGAATCAATCACTAAGAAGATAGGAGAAAAGTAGTGAGTTTTTGGAAAAAGGTAGTTGACTTCTGGACTGGCACAGAAAGAAAAAAAGTCAGAGCTAGAGACGAAGAAGGCCAGTTTGTGGCCGACGACAAATCCACCCCGGACGTAAACGAGGCTTACGAAGAAGTCAGAGTCAAAAAAACAAAAAAAGGCAAAAAGAAAAAAAAGTAATGTCCGACGTAAGCGAAGCCATGGCAAAGATTGAAGCGCATGAGCGCGAGTGCACTATTCGCTACGAAAACATAGAGAGAAGATTAGAGGACGGATCCAAACGCTTCGACAGACTTGAGACTATGCTTTGGGCCGTATATCCTTTTATTGTAGGAGCTATCGTATTAGCTGAGTTTGTATGAACGAAGAAGTAAACGTCCAGAAAACTGTAGAGCCAGTTATCAAAAAGAAACTAGAGCTCGACATTGACGTAACCCCACACAACCAAGGTGAAAATCCTTTTCAAAAGTGGATTCACTTAGCCAGGACAGTTGATGCCTGGAGAATATTTCCAAGAGTATTTGTAAGTGTTTATATTGTTTTACTTTATAAGGTTGTAACTTGGTTTATGGATTTACCAGAACCAAACTTAGAGCAAGCTGGCTTAGTCTCAATAGTAGTAGGCGCAATGGCAGCTGTATTTGGAATCTACGCGGGCACATCCGGGCAAAGTAAGAAGTTCAAAGGCGAAGACTAATGGAACAGGCCATAGGTCTTATAGGAGATCTAGGACTACCCATCGCAAGCGGCCTAATCATGGCCTACTTCATATTCCTAATAATGAAACAACTTATGGATGGTTTGGTATCAGAAATCAAAACTGTCCAGGGCATAACTACGATGCTGATTACCAGAGCATCGATAATGAATAACGACATCATACGCATAGACACCATAGTATCTAGTGCACTCAATTTACCCCCGGATCTTGACCGCATAGCCAGATCTGAAAACTTTGTAGAAGACGGGAAGATTGATGCCAGGAGAGATTAATGGACATAGTTGAGCTCGTACAAAAGTTTGGTTTCCCTACAGTCATGGTTATAGGCTTAGGTTATTTTGTTTTTTTCGTCTGGCAAACTATCACAAAAACTATAGATCCAGCTGTGCAAGAAATGAAAACCACAATCATTCGTCTCACAGACCAACTTCGACTACTTGACCAGGATATGATACGCTTGAAGGAGAAAGTTGACACTGTTGTTCGGTTGAAAGACCAAGAAAAACAAAAACATGAGCATGAAAAATCAAAAAAGACCTGATGAAGTATTATTGATAGCTTCTATGATAATCGTGATGTTTGTTGTTTTGTCAGTACAAGCCGATGAAATGGTGCACAAATTTAAAAGTCCTTCTTTTAGTGGTGAAGGCACGTCTTCACACTATTTGACCATTGAGAATCAAGAGACAAATCGGGCCCAGGCGATTAAGGACGAGATAGCCGCCCTAGCTGAAAAGCTAGAGCGGGACAAGACAAATACAGTAGAGGCTCGGTTTATGAGAAATCTTACCAGCCGGATCTATGCAAATTTGGCGAGACAAATAGAGTCTTCTTTATTTGGAGAAAACACAAACAAATTCGGTTCTATGGAGCTTGACGGAAATACCATAGAATATGAGATAACAGATGAAACAGTCAGAGTTACAATTACAGATGCCGAGGGCAATGTTACAGAGGTTATTGTGCCTCTCAACGGCTTTACTTTTTAGCAGTTGTACTCTAATGATTGATCCCATAGAAAACAACATTGCTCCGATAAAGAAGTATGAACAACCAGAATTAGTTGTTCTTTACACTGATTTAGCAGACTTACCAGAACCCGTAAGAAAACCTGTCATAGCCGTTTATCCTAATACTTTCAAAGACGAAACTGGCCAACGACGTAGTAACTCTACTTATGCAACTTTCAGCACAGCCATAACCCAGGCCCCACATGCTTATCTAATACGCGTACTAAAACATTCTGGTTTCTTTGAAGTTGTAGAGCGCGTTGCGTTAGAAGCGGTATCTAAAGAAAGACAGCTCATACGATCTACTCGTGATACGTTTGACGAAGATCAAAAGCTCATGCCTCTGGTGTTCGCAGATAATGTGATTTCCGGGGGAGTGTTATCGTACTCAGCTAATAATAGCTCCGGGGGGGCGGGAGCAAGATTTCTTGGAATCGGAACAGATAAAAGTTATCGTGAAGATATAATTACAGTAAGTTTACGTTTAGTTTCTGTAAGCACAGGCAGAGTGCTAATCGAAACAATGACAACAAAAAAAGTTTTATCGGCATCGCTTAACAACGATGTCTTTAGATTCATTAGCGACAATACGGAGCTAGTGGAATTAGAAGGTGGTGCAGTAAAAAATGAGCCTATGTCCTATGCTCTCCAGATGGCCCTCGAGACAGCTGTGAAAGATATAATAGACCAAGGCATATCACAAGGGTATTGGAGGTACAAACAATGAAAAAACTCTTATTATTAATCTTTTTATCAACACCCATTTACGCTGCGGATAATGAGATCTTCCTGGACCAATCTTCTGGTGCTTCTAACACCAACATAGATTTGGAGCAATTAGGATCTGGCAACATAATCGGTGGTGCTGATGCAGCAGCCGGCTCAATGACAGCGCTCAAATTCACGGGCACCGCCGGTTTGCTAGACATAAATCAGATAGGCGATTCTAACAAGTTCTTAGGCGATATTGTCTCGGATTCTTATATCGGCTTCTTTGAGTTTGACGGCAATAGCAATACGTTCAACATGAACACCGATAAGACAGCAACTTACGGGGCAGATTCGTCAAATGTAAATGTTGATGTCACTGGTAACAGCAATACGTTTACTTTAAATCACGCTACAACAGCATTAGCTAGTACGCTAGATTTAGATTGGATTATCAATGGAAACAGCAACACAATAACCTCTAGCATAAATGCAGATTCAGCTACTAACTACGTTAATATAGATGGTAATGATAATGCTTTGACACATGCAGCTTCGGGTTATGCTGGTAACTATTTTTACTTAGATCACGACGGATCTAATAGAACATTTAATATTACACAATCATCAACATTAGATAATGACTGGCTCAAGATTCTTAGTTCTGGTACTACTACTTCAACTGTCTGTGTGGTCCAAAACGATCAGGGCACAAGCACAGGATGTTGATATTGGCTCCATAAGCGAGCTTAGAGGTAGTGCACAGGTAGTTAGAGATCAGCCTTATGGGGCAGAGTTATCTTTTCCTATACAACAACTGGACAATGTAAAAACTCAATCTGGAGCTGTGGCCATAACCTTTGAAGACGAAACAGTCGTCCGAGTAATGGACCACAGTAAGTTGGTTATTAACAGCTACATCTACGATCCAAACCCAGCCAAGAGCGAAATGGCCTTACGCTTTGCATCTGGGACAGCTCGTTTCGTTACAGGTAAATTCAATAATAAAAAGAAAATACGCATACAGACGCCATCTGCGGACGTTTATGTGCGCGGAACAGATTTTACAATCACTACCACCCCGGAGACGGGCGCCTCGTTGGTGATTCTATTGCCTGGTGCTGACGGCAAAGTAGGCGAGATAATAGTAGAAACAGCGATGGGACAAGTCATACTAAACCAAGCCTATCAAGCGACCACAGCTATGACTTATAACCAAGCGCCATCTAAACCTGTAACACTAGACATATCACTGGAACTTATAGACAACATGTTAATTGTAAATCCTCCACAAGAACGCCAGGATCTTGTAGAAGAAATACAACAACAAGGCACAGCAGATTATCTGGACTTTTCAGATCTTGATATAGATTTCTTAGCAGAAGACTTCTTGGATAATGAAGCGGATTTGGAGTTTACAGAGCTCGATATAAATTATCTGGATGTGAACTTTTTAGAGGATCTTTTAAATGTTATTGATGCCCTGGCTATTGATGAAGAAGAGGATCAACTAAATCAAATAGCAACCGGTATAACTATAGCCGGTACTAATATTGGCCAGGACAAAGATACGCAGATAACTACGATTATTACAGGCCAGCAGATAAGTATTCGTAGATCTGTAGGAGATACCTATCGCCTAGACTTAGATGGATCAAGCGCATACACTCTTATATTGTTTCAAAATGGGGTAGAACACGTTGTTAAAGTTAATGGTGGATCCTCAAACATAATAACTATAAGGCAAGGAAATTGAACAAAAAATACATATTCCCAGCTCTACTTATTGGTTTGGCTCTGCCTTTGCTAATGCAGCTCACACCCTTAGAGATCCTCAAGCTCAAAACATTTGATGCTTTTGTAAAAGAACAAGATCCTACAGGTAACTTTGTAATCCTAGATATAACTGAGGCTGATATAGAAAAAGAAGGTGGCTGGCCTTTACCCAGGAGAAGATTAGCTGAGATCCAGGTAGATCTACTCAATGCGGGTAGTTATTCACAAGCCTGGGCCCTAACCTTTCCACAACCGGATCGATTAGGAGGAGACGAAGCCTTTGCAGAAGCCTTGAGCTATGGGCCTTCTGTCCTGGCTATGTTTGAATCAGATACAGGCAACTACCCTCCAACAGTCGGTACAGTCATTCTAGGAGAAGATACAGGAGGAGGATATGAAGCCAGGGGTGTAGTAGAAAACATAGATATACTTAAAGAAAATGCCTCTCAGGGGGTAGCATCCGCTCCTACAGATGTTGATGGCCTGGTACGACAATATCCTTTGTTGTTGCGTACAGAAACAGGATTCGCTCCAAGCCTTCCCATAGAAATAATTAAGAAAGTCTCCGGGGCGGACACTTATATTATAAATATGAGTGATGGTGAGATACGAGTGCCATCACTGCCACCTATATCAGTAGATTCAGCACACAGAAAGTGGATCTCTTATGTTAATACGCCAGTTATCACACTAGATGATCTATCCGGAGCCAAAGACAAGATAACCATAATAGGAACCTCTGGTGGCGGCATCATGCCTCAAGTACCCACTAGCAAAGGTTTGATGTACCCTCACTATTTGCAAGCAGCTGTAGCAGAGTCAATATTAATCGAGGACTCGCCCAGGATCCCTGAGTGGCACCTGGGAGCTGAGTTAGCAATATTTGTGCTCTTAGCGCTCATGTCGTGGTTTCTAACGCAAAAGTTAAGTATGAGTGTAGGATTGATATACTTCGGTATATCGGCCAGCTCTGTGGCTGCATTTGGCTATTACACCATACAAGATGGTTTGTTATTGGACGTAACCTGGTCATTAATTAGTCAATTCATAATTGGCAGCACGTCGTATTATCTGAAATACAGGGAAGAATACATACTTAGACAGCAGATCAAAAAGCAATTTGAACATTACCTGGATCCACGCCAGGTCCAACAGCTCCAGGATAATCCGGATCTTCTCCAGCTCGGAGGATCCAGGCGCTACATAACAGTGCTTTTTACAGACGTCCGGGGATTCACTTCCATGTCAGAGTCAATGTCCGCAGAAGACGTGACCTATATAATGAATCGAGCTTTAACGGCCCAGGTGGAGGCTGTAAAAAAATATGGGGGAATGGTAGATAAATTTATAGGCGATGCACTTATGGCCGTTTTCTCAGCTCCTTTGGACCTAGAAAACCATGAAAGCAAAGCAATCGAGTGTGCTATACAAATGCAAAAGAATATGGAGGATCTAAATATAGAGCTAGAAGAAGAAGGATTACCTCCAGTTGCAATAGGTATAGGAATAAATAGCGGTGAAGCTATCGTTGGAAATATGGGATCTGATACCAGGTTTGATTACACTTGCATAGGCAGTCCGGTAAATGAAGCTGCCCGGCTTGAGTCAAGTTGTAAGGAAGTCGGTGTAGATCTAATCATAGGCAGAACGACAGCTTTGAAGTCAGATTACACTTTAAGAGAGCTGGATCCAATTAGAGTGAAAGGTGTAGAAAGACCACTCGTAATTTACACGTTGTTAGATAATTAATACAAAAGATGCAAATTATTGTAAAAATGTATTAAAATCACTAAAAAGGAAAAACATGAGTAAAATTTTATTAGGTGTTATTGGGGTTTTAGTCTTTATATGTTCGGTATTGTATTGGCAAAACTCAAGACTATCTGCTCTAAATGATGCTTTTGAACTCCGGGACGCCGAACAAAAGGCAGCCATAGAAAGTTTACAAAATGATTTTGAATTACAAACATCATCGTTACTAAACTTACAATCTAAAAACCAACAAATAGAAGCTGAAATGAGTAGATACCTGGACATATTTAAACGTCACAATCTAACCAGATTAGCTATAGCAAAACCTGGGTTGATTGAAACCAGGGCAAACAAAGGAACTAAAGATGTATTTGATAGCATTGAAAAAGACACTGTTGGCATTGACAGTCTTGACGATGGCTTGCAGTTGCAGCCTGATACCAAGTAAAAAAGTAGAAATAATCACAAAGCCGATTGAAAGAAATATCGTGCAACCGATATTGCCCAGGGCCGTAGATCTCAAAGATCCATATTGGTATGTGGTATCAGAAAAAAATATAGAAGAGTTTTTACAAAGAGTTGAAAAAGAAGAGGGAGCTGTAGTATTTTTTGCGATGTCAGTACCCGATTACGAGTTGATGGCGTATAACATGCAAGAGCTTAAAAGATACATAAAAGAACTGAAAGAAGTGGTTGTGTATTATAGAACTGTAACAACAAAACCAGGAGAGAATAATGAGTAAGTCACCAGACGCTTTTGTTTATAAATGTAAATTAAGATCCGTAACCGATGGAGACACTATCAGATTGGAAACTATAGATCTAGGCTTCTCTGTGCAATTACACAATAAAGCTGTACGAATCAACTCGATTGATACTCCAGAATCTAGGATCAACATAAAAAGATACCCGGAAAGAGCAAAAGAAAAAGAGCTTGGTTTACTAGCAAAACAAAAACTTAAAGATTGGTTAGTGGGAGATATTACAATTAGATCTTATGGAACAGATAAATACGGGAGAGTGTTAGCGGATGTCTTTTGTGAAAAAGGTAACATCGCTGATTTACTTAAAAAACAAAATCTTGCTGTCGATTATCACGGCGGCACAAAAGTTAAAAAATGGGGAGAGTAATATGGAAATATCACAAGAAGGCATCGCGCTTATTAAGCGCTTTGAGGGATGTAAATTACAAGCATATAAATGCAGCGCTGGAGTACCTACCATTGGTTATGGATCAACACGCGGAGTCACTATGGATATGGAAATATCACAGGACAGAGCAGAGGCATTATTACTAGAGGATGTATCTGATTTTGAAGAAGAAGTGAACAAATGTGTTGAGGTGCCCCTTTCGCAAAATCAATTTGACGCTTTAGTAGCCTGGACTTTTAATCTTGGTGGATCCAACCTTCGTAGCTCAACCATGCTTAAAGTTTTAAATAACAGCGAGTATGAAAAAGTACCAAGCGAAATGAAACGCTGGAATAAGGCTGGAGGAGAAACGCTCCAAGGATTGATACGCAGACGCGAGGCTGAAAGTTTACTATTTAAAAATGAACCATGGCATGAAGTATAACGATATGCAATACTACCCACAGGCCCATAGGCTTAGAGTTGGGTGGTTTATACGTCACTACCTGACCACCTAACTCGACTATGAGCGACGTATCGTACAAAGATTTTGATATATTATCTGAGCAAGACAAGGCAGAAGCCTTGGCCTTGTTGAACCGGTACGATCAACTAGAAAAACAAGATTCTTGCCAAAACGATTTTATTTCTTTCGTTAATCACATGTGGCCCGATTTTATTGAAGGCAGACACCACAAAATAATTGCAGATAAATTTAATAAAATAGCGGAAGGTAAGCTCAAAAGACTCATAGTATGTTTACCACCTAGACACTCTAAATCTGAGTTTGCATCTACCTTTTTTCCGGCCTGGATGATGGGTAGGCAAGGCAATCTCAAAATAATACAAACAACACACACAGCAGAGTTAGCAGTACGATTTGGTAGAAGAGTAAGAAACATAATAGATAGCGAAGAATATCAACATATTTTTCCAGAATTACAGCTCCAGGCAGACAACAAATCAGCTGGTCGTTGGACCACAAACAAAGAGGGTGAATCCTTTTATGCCGGTGTAGGAGGTGCTATTACAGGTCGTGGTGCGGATCTTCTTATTATTGATGATCCTCACTCTGAACAAGATGCTCTGTCACCAAAAGCTATGGAATCGGCTTATGAATGGTACACCTCTGGCCCCAGGCAGCGTTTACAACCAGGAGGCATTATTGTGATAGTAATGACAAGATGGAGTACCAAAGATCTGGTAGGCAATGTATTAAAAAAACAATCAGACGAGTATGCGGATCAATGGGAGGTTGTTGAGTTTCCAGCCATCATGCCAGAATCAGAAAAACCATTATGGCCAGAGTTTTGGAAGAAAGAAGAATTACTGAGCGTAAAAGCATCTTTACCTATATCTAAATGGAACGCACAGTGGATGCAAAATCCTACAGCTGAGGAAGGATCTATAGTAAAAAGAGAATGGTGGAATAGGTGGGAAGATGAAGATGTACCGCCTTATTCTTATGTAATACAGAGTTACGATACCGCTTTTTCTAAAAAAGAAAGCGCTGACTACTCGGCAATAACCACCTGGGCAATATTTAACCGGGGGGATGAAACTGCGGACGAAATCATACTATTAGATGCAAAAAGAGTTAGATGTGACTTTCCAGAATTAAAAAAAATGGCATTAGAAGAGTATAGGTATTGGGAGCCAGATTGTGTGCTAATAGAGGCCAAAGCATCCGGAACCCCATTAACACAAGAGCTAAGAAGAATGGGAATACCTGTAACGGCTTACTCCCCAAGCAGAGGTCAAGACAAGATAGCCAGGATGAATAGCGTAGCTCCAATATTTGAATCAGGAATGGTTTGGGCCCCAGAAGACGAGTTTGCAGATGAAGTAATTGAAGAAATGGCTTCGTTCCCGTTCGGCGATTATGACGACTTTTGCGATAGTGCTACAATGGCTTTGATGCGTTTTAGGCAAGGTGGTTTTATATCCTTGCGCGAAGATTATGAAGACGAGGTGAAATTGTTAAAAAGTAATAGAACAGTATACTATTAGAAACTAAAAACATTATGGCAATAGAAAAACAATTAGGAACAGAAGATACGCAAGTAAGATCTATGGGATCCGCTGTAGAAATACAACCAGATACCAGTAGAGAAGATCAAATTAGAGAAGCGGCTGAAATACTGGTAGCCAATGAAGAAGTTTTAATTGACGACGAGATAGCCATAGACGAACCTCAGATTGGTTTCAATGCAAATCTGGCAGAGGTTTTGCCAGACGACATATTAGGCAGCATAGCTAACGATTTACTTAGCTCCATAAAAGGAGACAAACAATCCAGGAGCGAATGGGAAAAAACATACACAGATGGATTGAAATATCTGGGTATGAAGTTTGACGAGGGCAGATCACAACCATTTGAAGGCAGCTCAGGTGTGATACACCCAATCCTGGCAGAGTCCGTTACTGCTTTCCAGGCCCAGGCTTATAAAGAAATGTTGCCGGCTAAAGGTCCAGTAAAAACAGAGATTATCGGTGCCAGGACTATAGAAACAGAAAACCAGGCGGAAAGAGTACAAGAGTTTATGAACTATTACATTATGAATGTAATGCAAGAGTACGATCCGGAACTAGACCAAATGTTATTTTATTTACCCCTGGCCGGATCTGCGTTTAAAAAAGTTTACTTTGATTTTGTCCTCAATAGAGCGATGTCTAAATTCATACCGCCAGAAGATCTTATTGTGCCTTACGAGGCAGCAGATATAAGCTCTGCTGAGAGAATTACACACGTTATAAACATGTCTTCTAATGAGATCAAGAAGCAACAACTTACTGGTTTTTATGCAAACGTAGATATTGGAACTGACGGGTATGCAGATGATATGTCTGAAATCGAAGAGGCCATAGACGAAATACAAGGTATATCTCCGTCATATAAAGAAAATAGAAACAGAACAGTATATGAAGTACATACAGTGCTTGATATAGAGGGTTATGAAGACAGAGACGCAGAAGGCAACACTACAGGATTAAAACTGCCTTACATAGTAACCATAGAAGAATCCTCACAGGCAGTCCTTAGCATAAGAAGAAACTACTTAGAGAACGACCTTCTTAAAAATAAGATCAATTATTTCGTCCAATACAAATTTATGCCAGGACTCGGATTCTATGGCTTAGGGTTATCACACATGATTGGTGGCTTATCCAAAGCATCTACTTCAATACTTAGACAACTTATAGACGCCGGAACGCTTGCGAATCTGCCAGCTGGTTTTAAAGCTAGGGGTATGAGGATCAGAGACGAGGACGAACCATTACAACCTGGAGAGTTTAGGGACATCGACACAACAGGTGGATCCTTAAAAGAAAACTTAATACCTTTACCTGTAAAAGAACCAAGCAATGTTTTGATGCAGCTTTTAGGTCTATTAATAGACTCTGGTAAAAGATTTGCAGCTGTGGCTGATATGAACATTGGTGATGTCAACCAGGCAATGCCAGTAGGCACTACTGTAGCTCTTTTAGAAAGAGGCACAAAAGTAATGAGTGCCATACACAAAAGGCTACATTATTCACAAAAACTAGAGTTTGGTTTACTAGCCAAAGTATTTGGTGAATCTTTACCTCCTGTCTACAACTTCCAGGTAGGATCTGGACAGAATCAAATCAAACAACAAGACTTTGACGATAGGGTAGATATTGTCCCGGTATCAGATCCAAACATATTTTCACAAAGTCAAAGGGTTACTTTAGCGCAAGAACTGTTGCAGATGGTACAGTCTAACCCACAGGTACATGGTCCTTTAGGTATATACGAAGCATATAAAAGAATGTATGCAGCTTTAGGTGTGGACAATGTTGATTCACTGTTATCACCACCTCCAGACATGACACCAAAACCAGTTGATGCTGGATTAGAAAATGCTAGTTTATTGATGGGCCAACCAGCTCAAGCCTTTCCGGAACAGAATCACCAGGCTCATATAGACACACATAGAAGTCTTTTCTTCACAGATCTGGTAAAAGACAATCCACAAGTACAAGCATTAATAATAAGTCACTGCATGCAGCATTTACAATTCCTTGCATCACAACTTGCCCAGGAGCAAATGCCAGATGAAATGAAGCAAAGGATTGCAGAAGTACAAGCACAAATGCAACAAGTATCGCCAGAAGAAGCACAGATGATTGGTCAACAAATACAAATGATAAATGAGCAGTATAGCTCTAGTATTATGGCCCAGCTGGCTAATGAATTTTTACAATCTATAGGCATGAATAGCGGTGGAGATCCTCTGGTTGACATAAGAAAACGTGAGCTAGATCTTAAAGATAAGGAGCTTGACATAGAATCACAACAGTTTGAAAGCAAGCAAAATCAAAGATCTCAAGAGAAATCAATGGACGCAGAGTTGCAACTTGAACGTATGAATGTGCAAAAACAAATAGCAGATGATAAACTTGAGGTAGCAATAGATAGGCTGAAAACAAATACAGATATTAAATTGCTTGAATTAGAAAATAAAATTAAGGGGATATTATGACAACTTCTTACAAAATAGATGCTATCAAAGAGCTCAAAGCACAAAAGAAATTAGCTCGTGCACAAGAAGCAACAGATCTTAAAAAGGCCAGAGAAGAGGCAGATAAAAAGGACCAAGAAAACCAAGCTCGTATAGCCAAGAAAATGGCTAGAATAGAAGCTGGTTTACCAGTAGAGGATCCTGTTGAAGAAAAGCCTGTAGAGAAAAAAGAAACAGTCAAAAAAACTGCAACTAAGAAAGCATCAAAACCGGTAGCTGAAAAAAAAGCACCAGCAAAGAAAAAAGGAAGACCTAAAAAGTCTAAATAATGGACGATTTAACAGTCTTAGATTTTATAAAAAAAAGACTTTCTGATCGAAAAAATCAGATAGACGAAACGCTTATGTCTGGAAGCCTAAAAGATATGGAACATTATAAATATTTGCAAGGCGAGCTAAGTGTCATATACTATTTGGAAGACGAAATAAGTGACTTAGGAAAACAACTATAATGTCAGAAGCAATACAACAAGATACGAGTATAGAAAAGGTAGCAGAAGCGTATATCGATCCGGAAGAAAGAGTCCTGGATCCCGAAAAATTAGATGCTTCCATATTAGAGCGTATGCCACAACCCACCGGTTGGCGTATGTTGGTTTTACCTTATTCGGGTAAAACAAAAACAAAAGGTGGGATTCTACTAGCAAATGAAACAGTTAGTCGTGAGGCGTTGGCTACAGTCGTAGCGTATGTGGTCAAACAAGGACCGCAATGTTACAAAGACAAAGCCAGATTTGGAGATAAACCTTGGTGTGAAGAAAAACAATGGGTTTTAATAGGGCGCTACTCTGGCTCTAGGTTTAAACTTGAGGATGGTGCAGAGGTACGAATCATCAACGATGATGAAGTAAT